CGGCATCGGCCCGGGTGGTGGCCTCGGTCTGGATGGCGGCGAGGGTGGCGGGCAGTCCGGTGCTGGCGTGGTTGACCTGGCTGGACAGGGTGCTGATGCTGCTGGCCAGGGCGGTGTCGGCATCGGCCCGGGTGGTGGCCTCGGTCTGGACGGCGGCGAGGGTGGCGGGCAGTCCGGTGGTGGCGTGGTTGACCTGACTGGACAGGGTGGTGATGCTGCTGGCCAGAGCGGTGTCGGCATCGGCCCGGGCAGTCTGCTCGGTCTGGATGGCGGCGGCGTTCCCGGTTACCTGAGCGGCCAGGGTGAGGCGGGCGGCAGCTTCGGCAGCCAGGCCGTCGTCAACATGGGCGGTTATTTCCTGTCGGGCGTAGGCCAGGGCCACTTCGGCCTGGGTTCGTACCTGTTCGCCGGTGAGGATGGCGCGCAGGAGGGCCTCGGCATCAGTATCCCGATCTCGGGCCAGGTAGCGCACATCGCTGACGGTCTGGGTGATGGCGGGCACGTCGAGAGCGGACAAGGTGGTCTCGGCGGTGGATACGCGCCCGGTCAAGGTGCCCAGGTCGGCATTGCTGGCCTTCAGCGTCACCTCGCCTTGCAGGGCGTCGATGTCCGCCTCGGCGGTGGTGATGCGCCCTACTGCGTTGGTCAGGTCCACATGGGTGGCGCTGAGGGTGACGGCTGCCGCCAGGCCGTCGATGTTGATCTCGGCACTGGTCATGCGGGCAGATAGGCCGCTCATGTCGGCGATCTGCGAGGGATCGAGCACGGCGAGGGCGATCTGTTCGTCGACGTAATTGAAGCTGGCCTTGAGGCTGATGGATGCCGCTACGCCGTCTATTGCGACCTCGGCGCTACTCACCCGCTCTGCAATACGGTCGTAGGTCTCGATTTTGACCGTGCCGTCTACTTCGTCGACGTAGATGCCGGCCCCCCGTATCAGCCGGTCATGCTGGTCTATGCTGCTGGTGGCGCGGGTGATGGATTCCGCCAAGGTATCCGCCGCGCGATCCAGGGTGCGCAACGCGGTGTCTTGGGTGCGGATGCGGGTGAGCAGGCCGTGGGGGGTGTCCGCAGGGCCGGCGGTGTTGATCAGGGCGATGGTGCTGGTCAGCCCGTAGGTCGCATCCAGGGTGTCAATCAACTCAATCGGCGCGGCCAGTTCAGCGGCTAGTTGATCCATACCCAGGCTGCCCTGGAGCTGTTCGAGCAAGAGTGAGGGGTCGCTGCTGGGGGCCGCTGATACGCCACCACTGGCGCTGCTCGGGAAAAATGCACTGGTATTGCCGCTGGTGTCCAACACCCTGGCCCAGTAGTACCAGGTTTGAGCGGGCTGCAGGCCGGGGTGTTTCCAGCGGGTGACTCGGTGCTTTTGGGTGGTGAGGGGGTACGCGACGGATCTGTCGTTGGTGGTTGCGCCGAAGATTTCCACGCTATCGATGCCCGGCATGTCAGGCAGAGACCAGGTCAGCCCGACTTCGTACAGCCCGCCCGTTGCGGCCAGGCTGGTGATGGGCTGGGGTTGATTGCCGGCGAGGGTGTACTGGTAGGGGGTGACGGTATCCAGGGGCTCAGGGCTGCGTCCGTATTGATTGAAGGATTGCAGCTTTATCCATACAGGGGAGCCGATACGTTCTGCCGGCACCCGGTACCGGAACACTGAGCCATCCAGGCGCAGGAACTTGGCACCCATGCTGTGACCAGCAGAAACCGTGCCCGATTGGCCTCGACGTAGGTAGGTGAGCGCGTAACGGTCGGTGCTGACCAGGGCGGCAGTGGCGTAGCTGATGATCTCGCCATCCAGCCAGCAGAGGGTGTTTCCGTTGTCCGCATCGGCATGGGTGCCGGAGAGTAGTTGTCCACCGCTGGTGGACATATCTACATAGGCGGTGTGCGTGGTGTCCGGGTCGCTGCCGGCGGCCAGGGCGGTGTAGAGGGTGCCGTGACGAGATGGGTTGGAGATGCGACCGATCATCTGGTAGCTGTCGCCATCATCGCTGACCCAGACGTTGCAGCCGCCCCAGTTGGGGCCACCGCTGGCGCCGATCCAGACCTGAAGATCCGGGGCGGTCAGGTAATTGGGTGCCTCAAAAATAACCGGGGTATGGGTGGCGCCCGGGGCCAGGTTGCTCTGGGGAACGTAGCCGGTGCTGACCTGGGTGGCGACGGCGGAGGGTTTGAGTAGGCCGTAGGGCCATTCTTCTACCAGCCAGGTGATCTTGCCATCGCCGTGATCGGTGACTTCCTTGACCCGCACCGCCACGGCGTCCATGGCGTGGGGGCCGTAGCTGATGGTGCCCAGGTCCATAGGCTCGACACGACAGTAACGCTCATCGACGAAGATGGACCAGGTGTTGCGGATGTAGCTCTTGCGGTCACGCCAGAATTCACAGACGTGGGCGGCCATGGCGGCGTTGTGAATGGCCGGTAGATCAAGGCTTTCCGGGCGCGGGCCGTATTGGGTGACGAGGGCCAGGTCGTCGCGGGTCAGGCTGGCGGTGTTGTAATCGGCGCTGCGGTCGGTGTAGGTGAGGGTGACGCGGTTGACGGCGTCTGCCGGCTGGGTGCGGTTCGGGTCGGGCGGGGAGAGCAGGTCCGCTGTCGTCAGTGCGAAACAGGCGGTGGTGACGGGGGACCATGCGCCCACCGGTTCGTCCCCGTAAGGCACCAGCTTGATCTTCCCGGCGGACCATATTGGTTCAGCCAGGGTGGCCTTGAGGATATCCGCCAGCCAGTCGCGGGCGGGTTTTTGCGCTGTGGCGGGGAGAGATAGGGTAAAGCCCTTCGCCGCGCACCAGAGGGCATAGTCGGCCGTGTCGGCCAGAATGCCGGCGTCCAGCGCCACGCCTTCGACGGGATCAGTGCAGATGTCTGCAATGATGTCCGCGGGAGCGGCATCTTGTCCGCCGTTGAGGATGCGCTCGCCCTGGACCTCGAAGTTGAGGCTCGGTGAGCTGGGGTTGCTACCCAGGTCGAAGGCGGAGGCAGCGAGGTAGGCGGTGCCGGAGTAGCTCACGGCGTGGTGCGGCACGCTGGCGGAGAGGTGGGGCCATGGGGTTTGCCCAAGCGCACCCGTCTTGAGGGTCAGCCCCAGATCGGCCAGGGTGGTGATGTCCTTGTCTTTCCAGACTCGCCCCACCCCGGCGATGGGGCCGGCGCACAGGCCTAGTATCAGTCCGGCGGTGTAGGTGTAGCTGGTGTTGGTGCTTTCGATGCTGCCCATGCCTTTGCCGCCGCCGGAACTGGTGGAGGTGGTGTGGGGGATGGGGGTGAGACCCAGGTAGTCGAGGAGGTTGCCGGGGATGCGACAGGTTCCCCAGACGCGGGGGCGGGTACCGCCATAGGCGGACTGGGAGACCCGCAGGGAGAGGACGCGCGGCTCTTCGGTGTGGATGGTGGGTGTGCCGAAGCTCATGTCGACAAGCCTTTGACGCGGTAGAACTCGACAGGGCGGCCAGCGAGATGGCCCTGATCGCCATCGGCCAGGGTGACGGCTCCGAAGCGGCTGTCAGCGTGCAGGATGACGGGCCAGCCCATGACGATGGCGCCGTGGGCGTAGCACTTGCCGACCAGGTAGAGGGCGACGTCGCCGGGCTGCACTTCCGCCAGTGTGATCTGGTCAGCGTAGCGGCGGACGTGGGCGCGGAAGCGGTCGTCATCCCGGTGGAGCATCCAGTCGCGGGGGTAGTCGCCCGAGTCGAAGGCCTCCACCAGTCCTGCAGCGGCGAATATGCCGATGAGGATCTGGGCACAATCCACACCGGCACCCTTGCAGCGGGCATGGTGGTGGTAGGGCGTGCCCAGCCAGGTGCTGGCCTCGGACAGGATGGCGGCGCGGGTGGTCATACGGCGGTCTCCGGGGCGGGGACAAAGGGTTGACCATTGAAGCGGGTGCCATTGGCGAACTTGTCCTGGCACTCTTCCCAGGTGTGGGCGCAGCCGGGCCAGAGCTGGAAAGTGTCGCCGGGGGTGATGGTCTCCAGCAACGGATAGGAGAGATGTAACCCGGCGCCATCGTGCAGGCGGATGGCGCGGCGGGCGCCGGCATTGGTCCCGCTGACCCAGCGGATTTCGCCCGCAGAGTAGTAGCCCGATGCGTGGGGTAGGCTGGCTACGACGAGGGCTGTGGTGGATCCGGCGGCGGCCTGGCCATCATGGCGAAAGGCGGTGCGGCTGGCCCCACACCCTGCGTCGAACAGGGTACGGCTGCAGCCGGCCTGCCAGACGTCGCGGGGGATGGGGGCGTCCAGAAGGACCAGCTCACTCTTGATCGGCATGAGGATGGGGAGCTTGGCCTTGACGTTGCCGACCATGCCCCGGAAGCGCAGGAACGCGCCGGCCAGGGGGGCGCCTGGCTTTTCGGCGTGGCCGCGATAGACAGCCACGCGGGCGCCATCGAGGGCGCCGTTACGGATGGCAAGGGGCCAAGGTAGACCCAGGAGAGTATCCCCTTCGCGAGGCGTGACCTCGACCTGCAGGGTGTCGGTTTCCAGGCCGCAGATGATCTTGGTTTCGCCACGCCGGAACAGGGGGCCGCTAGTCCAGGTGTATCCGTTCCAGGTGGTGGGCAGGGCATGGCCACTGTAGCGCAGGGTGGTGCCGTCCAGAAACGACAGCTCGTAGAGATCCACGGCCCAGAATTCGCGGGTCCAGTGGGCGAGCAGGGCGGCGTGTTCAGCAGTGACGACGATCATTCGTACACCTTGCTATAGAGCTGGACGGAACCAATGCTCCAGAGTCCCTGCAGGAATTTTTCAAAATCCAGGCTGTCTTTCTGAAACCGCACGCGCATGGCGTAGGTGCCACTCCAGGCGAGGTCCTGTCCGGCGCTGCCTGCGCTGGTCAGGGTAATGCGGCCAGCGCTGCCGAGGGTGTAGTCAGTACCAGCGACCAGGGGAGTACTGCCACGCTTGAGGCTGGTAATGGCGATGGGGGCCCACACGGGTTCCTGGACGCTGCCAGCGCCGAAACTCAGGGTGCGAGTGAGTTGCCAGAGTGTGGTGGCGCCATCGGTGGTGCCGAACCGCTCATTCGTGACCGCGTGGTCTTCCGGGTCGGTGAAGAGAAAGGACTCGCCCCGGCCTCGGTGGTAGTTGAAGAACGCCAGAAGCTGGCGGCGCTCCGGCAGTGCCTCGGTGGAGCGCAGGACCTCGTAGGACAGGGTGTAGAGGTAGCGCGGGTACTGACGATGGCCGATGATGGTTTCCTGCCCGCCCAGGGCGGGAATGACGGTGTTATCCCACTCGGGCATGACGCGGACCACGGGCTTGAGGCCCGGGAAAGAGGGATAGAGGTGGTCGCTCATTTGTAGCCGTCCCGCACAGCCGCTTTCACCGCGCCGGCAAAAACGCGGGCATTGCTGTGGGCGAAGCGCTCGAAGCTCTGGGCATCGATAGCGTTGACGTGCCAGTGATGCGTATCCCCTGCTGCAGGGCCGCCCGCTGCCAGCATGGCCTGGGTCTGAGCCAGCATCTCAGGCAGAGCTTCCAGGCTGCGCACGGTATTGGATGGGCCCCGGGGCAACACCATTTCCTGCTCATGCAGCTGCGTCAGTGGGTTGATGCCGGCCGGGATGTCGTAGCCCTGGGCGGCGCTGGGCACCATGCTCGACATGCCCGCGACGGCGGCGGATACCGAGGCCATCGCGGCGAGTGCGAGTCCGGGTCCGACGTAGGGGATAGACGCTTGGGATGCGGCTGCACCGGACCCGGCGCGGGCGGCATCCATGCCTATGCCTGCGATGGTCTTGATCCGCTTGGCGGCCCAGGCGACCGCCTCTTTGGCCATGATGCGCGTGATCTCGCCGATGACAGCATTGCCGATCCCTTGCCAGAGGGATCGCATGAATCCGCCGAAGGTGGTTTGCAGGGTCATCAGCCGCTGCAGGGAGCCGGCGAGGGATTGCTCGATGCCCGCCCAGATGTTTTTCATCGGTTCGGCCTGGATGGCAGCGGCCTGCAATTTGATGGCGCCGATCCGCGCCTGGTGTTGCCGCTCCAGTTCCTCCAGGCTGACCAGTATCTGGGCATACGCCACCGGGTCTTTCTCTGGATCGATGAGTGCCAGACGGTCTTGTAGCGCCTGCGCCCGGATCTCGTTTCGACGCTGCTCGAATTGCGCTTCCTGGGCCAACAACTCGGCATGGGTCATGAGGCCGGTATCGGCGGCATGGCGAGCTCGCGCTTCATCGGCATCCACCACGGCCAGCTGGGCGGCAGCGGCATTCTGAGCCCACAGGTATTCGACCTGGGTGCGCTGCTCGGCACTGCGCTTGGCGTCTTCAGCGGCGCCACGGCTGCCGCGCTCCAGGTCGGCTTCCCATTCCTCGGCCGCTTTCGTGGCGCGGGCGAAGGCGGCTTCCTCGGCTTCCGCGCGCTGTTCGGCGAGTTGGTTGTCGGTGCGGTTATTCCAGGCCTGTTCTTCGAGTGCCCATTCTGCGTCGCTGTAGGTTTTGCCTTGGGCGGTGGGCTTGGGCTTTACTGTGGGCTTTCCTTTTGGCTTTCCTTTCGCATCCTCGCCCGCGGTCTTACCCGTCCCGGGCTGGTTCGGCATGGCCGTGGGTGTGGCAAACAGGTTCCAGACTTTTTTCGAGGTTTCTCGCGAGGAGGTTTCGATCTCTGCCATCGCGGCCTTCCAGGCGGACACCATAGTCATGCCGCCCCGACCCATCTCACCCCAGGCGCCAGAGAAGTCGCCCTGTGCCAATTTCGCCATGGCACGACTGAGGGCGAGAACGGGCTCAGCCACAGTGATCACCAGGGCGTTGATGGTCTCCCACACCACCACCACACCGTTTTTCAGTAACCAGAAGGCGGCAGTGAGCCCGCCCACCGCGCCTTTGGTGATGGTGATGGCGCCCGGTCCAATGGAAGAAAACCATTCTCCCAGCTTGGTGAGCACCGGCATGAGGGCGTCGCCTATGGCCTTGCTTAGGCCTTTCATCACCATGCCTACATCGTCCAGGGCGTCATCGTAGGCGTGGGCGGCAGCGACGTTTTCCTCCCCTATGACCAGACCCAGTTCACGCATCCGGGCTTCCGTCTCGGCGGCGGCCTCGGCGGTGAGGTTGAGCAGCGGCACCATGTCTTGCCAGCTCTTTCCGTAGATGCGCTGCATCTCGATGTTGCGATCGGTGCCTTCTCGGAATTCGGCCAACTTGCTGTTGGTCTCCTGGAGGATATCCAGGCTGGAGCGGAAGTTGCCATTACTGTCGCGGGTGGCTACACCCAGCTTGGCGAATGCGCCTTCGTTGTCGCCAAGTGCTTTGGTGACTTTGCTGAGGCCGGATTCGAGGGTGGCAGTGTCGCTGTTGACGTTGTCCACAGCTTGGGCCAGTACGCCGCCCTGGGCTGCTGATACGCCCAATTTACTGGCGAGCAGTTCCGCTGCGTGGGTTGCCTCGTAAGTAGTGTCGGTGAGCCTTTTTGCGCTGACCGCTACGGCCACGATGGAGCCTGCGACCGCGCCGACGGCGGCGATGGACCCTTTGTAGTGGTCCATGACGGCGATGGAGCCTTTTGCCTTGTCGTTGATCTTGTCCAGGGAGGTCATCATGGCCGTGGCCATGTTGGAGCCGGCCTCGCGCATGGCGGATTGGATGCGCTGCCCAGCAGTCATGGCGGATTGAGCTGCGCGATCCATCTCGCGGGTAAACGGTTGCGCGTTGGCGCTGATGCCAATTTCGGTATCGGTGCTCATCCAGGGCTCCAAATAAAAAAGCCGCCCGGAGGCGGCTTGCTGTGAGGTGCCGAACTATCGGCGGTGCCGGGTGCTCAGCAGGGCGAGGAGGACGATCACCACACTGCCACCCCAGAGGGCGGCGAGGATGTCCGGATTGCCCGCGGTGGCGCGGAACAGCGGTTCGAGCAGGGCGGGCAGTAGGGCTTTAGCCCCGGCCGTGAAGGTCAGTAGGGCTGCCCAGGCCAGCACAAAAAGGCCGATGAGGTAGGTGAGCATTTTCATGCCTTCATCCTAGCAGCGCGGGGCAAGCCCGTGTTGTTCCAGCAACGCATCAAATTCCGCCGCGGTGACTCGGTTGACCGGGACGTAGGCGGAGGCCTCTTCGATTGCGACCGGGGCCGTCGGCTCTCGGATCGCCCCGAGATACGAGGCGACGGTGATGTGAAGTGGCGGGACGCGCATCCAGTAGCGGTTCAGGGCGGCGAGCCGGGGCAGGTCGACGTGGTCAGCGATGTACTCCCACGTCCACCCCGTGCAGGCGATGAGGTGGGCGTACAGGTCGCCCCAGTCTATTGCCCCGGCGGGACTTCCCCCGCTTCGCGTGCCTTGCGTTTAAGGCCGGATACATCCATCACCGCTTCCATGACTTCGGCCATGTTCTCCAGGCCGATGCACTCGCGCACCTGGTCGCGCGTGATGTCCGGATAGTTGCGGCGCAGGGCACGGGTTGTTGCGTCGATCACCGTCTTGATGGCGGCAGGGGAGGTGTCGCCGGTGAATGCTTCCAGCGATTCCTGCAGGTCCTCCAGCGCGCCCAGAGTGAGCGGCGGGACGATGTATTCCTGCTCGCCCAGGGTCATGGATATGCCTTTGATCATGGCGCTTATTCCTGCACGTAGATGTCGCCCAGCGTGGTTCCGCTGGAATCGGCCATGGCGCTGAAATCGACTTCCGGAATGTTGTAATCATCCTGCTTGGTGGAGAACAGGCTGAGCTTGCTGGATGTCACCTGGGACAGTAATACCAGGGCACGCTTACCCTGGAAGGTGGTCTGCATGTAGCCCTTGAACGTCGGCGCGAATCCCATGGCGACATTGGTCAGGCTGATCTTCTTGGCGCCGGCCAGGGTGTAGCTGTAGCGATAGTTGATGTAGACAGTCTGGGTGGTGTCGGCGGTGGCGAAGGTGTAGACGCCGGCCGCGACGCTGTATTGCCCGGTGGTGGGGCTGCTGGCCACGCGGGTCAGCGGGACGCCGTTGCTGTTGAGTACGCCCAGATCCTCCTGCCAGGTGCCTGACGCCGGGACCGTGGGGGTGACGGTGAAGGGGGTGCCGGGAATCACGCTGCCAGTGACGTCGGTGTTGATGGCATTCATCGTTCCGGCGGTCACGCCAGTGCCGAAAAACAGGCTGTTGAGGCCGGCGCCGATGATCTGAGCGCCCTTGAATTTGCCGGAAGCCTTGACCTTGCCGCGCGCCACGGCGATGGCGTACTGGTTGGACCCATGCAATTCCTTCACATCGCCGGAAAATTCCAGCGACATTTCCTGCATGACACCGATCTTGATGGGGGTGGGGTTGGTGATGGCGGCGCCATTGGCGTCGACCAAGGGGACGCCGTAGAAGTCGCCGGCTCCGAATGACAAAAGCATGGTGATTCTCCTGATTAAGCCAGAGCGATGTCGCTACGGCGGGTGAGGTACTGGAGGCGGTAACGCACGGTGGTGCGGCCGATGGTCTGGTCTGCGTCATCGCGGGCAAAATCCGTGGGGCCTGGAAGGATCTGCATGACCAGCTCGCCCAAGGGGGCGGCGGCAAAAATCGCCTTGTGCAGGTCCTGCACGATGGGGTCGGCCAGGGCATAGGCGCCATTCCCCGCGGTGCAGAGCTTCCAGGTCACGGTGAGTTCGTGAAGATCGAGCCCCCCTCCGAACGGAGTCGGCTCCGGGTCGCTTTCCGGGGCCAAGTCCAGGGTGGGGCAGTCAGATTCATTCACCGCAGTGGCGCGTTCGCGGGTGAGGCTATCCTGAGCGATGCCGGGCACAGTGGCTGCCAAGGCATACAAGGCCTGCAAGATCAGTTCGCGGCGAGTGGTCATGGTCATCCTCTACGCAAGGCCGCTTTGGTTTCGCTGCCGTCCCCCAGGCGTTCCACGGCGCGCACCGTCCAGGCCTGGCTGGCGACCTGAACGGCGTCTCCCGGCTTGAGGGCGGCCAGGGCGGCCGTGGGAAACTTGATGGCCGGCACGGTGGCGATAACATCGCCCAGCAGCATCTCGGTGGCAGCGGCATAGCCCACCTTGAGGGCGACGGCATCGCCACCGACCGGGGTGAGCGTGGCGTCCACCAGCATGCCGTCCACCTTGGCGGCGGCGGCATAGAGGCGCTGGGTGAAGTCCACGTTAAGTCACTGTGCCGGGCACGCCGGTGAAGTACACCGCCAGGGTGGTGACGCCGTTGCCGGCGGCCTCGTAGGCCACGGCGGCGGCGCCGGTGACGTCACCGGTGGCGGGGGTGGCGGCGTTGTCGTCGAAGGCGGCGGCGCTGGCGTCCCAGGTGAGGGTTTCGCCCTGGGCGATGACGGCGCCGGAGACCTTGGGCACGGTGAACACGCCTTCGCGAGCCACGGTACCCTGGGCGCCGTTGGCGATGGCGCCGGCGGCGACACAGAGCAGGTTGCCGACCCGGACCACCTGGCCGGAGGCGAGATCGGCGCCGGCGGTGATGGTCATCGTGTCGCCGTGTTTAACAAAGTTTTTCATGGTGATTCCTTTCAGGGAAATGGAAGCGGGCCGCTATTGCGGCCCGTCATGGGGTGGCGTCAGGCTCAGTTGCCGGCGTTTTTGTACAGCCCCCGGTGGTCGACTGCCTTGGCGCCGAAATCAAGGCGCGCCTTGATCTTGATGCCTTCGGTGTCGAAGCCGATTTCCGAGTCGATGAACACGCCCTCGCTGCCGTCCAGGTAGCAGTACTCGACGGTGTCGGCAGCAACGCCATTGCCGGCGAGATACCAGGCGGTGGTGGACGCGGAATCCAGGTAAGGCTCCACCACGGTTTCCAGGGCGGTGCGGCCACCGGTGCGGAATTCGTTGACGTCGGTGGACTTGGCCGGTACGTACTGGGTGCTGGTGAATTGGTACGCCAGTTGCTCCTGGGTGGCCGGCACGATCAGATACGCCGGGGTGATGTTCAGCTCTTCGCTGGCCAGGCCTTTTTGCAGGCGCATGGCGGTGCGGCCGGCGCCCAGGGTGGCGGCGCTGATGGCGGCGCCGGTGCCGGCCAGGTTGCCGTGGTCGGCATGGAACAGGGCGGTGCCATCGGCCATGGCGGTGTTGGCGGTGAGCTGCATGTAGACCAGCCGGTTTTCCTTGCGCCGCGCCGCCGAGGAGAAGGCGGTGATGATGCGATCGAAGGCGCGCAGGTCGTCGTTGACGATCATCACGCGGCTGAAGGCCAGGCCCCGGGCGTAGGAGACGACGGCGTATTGCTCGCGGCCTTCGCCGATGGTGCCGTAGGTGACTTCGCCGTTTTCCTTGACCTCCACCAGGTCAGGCGCGGCGCCGAGTTGCAGCACGCTGATGGTCTTGAAGTCGGGGGCGTTCATGGCCCGGCGCGCCCACAATTGGTAGGTGGTGGGGGCGGCCTCGTAGGCAGAGCGCAGTCGCTTGTTGGCGACGTTGGCCAGGATCAGCGGGAAATCGCTGCTGGAATGCATGGCGCGTTCGACGATCTCGCGCGGGGCCAAGCCACGGGTGCGGATGTTGCGGGCAATCAGTGACTCTTCCGCCATGCGCGTCAGGCTCATGTGACGGAACTCGCGGGCGCCGTCATCCAGCTTGGCTTTGGGGTCCATGCGATGGAGGATGGCGCCGGCCATCAGCTCGCGGCGAACATCGGTTTCATCGCGCACGGTTTCGATGTAGTTGCCGCCGCCGGGTCGGGTGGGGGCAATACCCTCGCCAGCCTTGTCCGCCATTTTGCGGAACAGCTCTTCGCGGGCCTGGTCGATAGTGAGGCCGCGCTCGATCATGTCGAGAGTGACTTCGGGGCCGAAGCCGGCGACGGTGACCGCTTCGCGGATGAGCTTGAACGGCGGGGCGGCGGGGGTGGGGGTGGCCGCCGGGGCTACGGGTGCAACGGGTTCGGGCATGGTGCGCTCCAAGGTGTTACCGGCGGTGCCGGCGGGGATGTCCACCCAGCGGTACTGCGGCTGGGTGGGGGATTCGGTTTGGGTGGGGATGGATCGGTTGATGCCGACGTTGATGTCTTGCGCCACATCAACCAGACTGATTTCGTGCGGTGACCAGCGGGTGATGCGGTACTCCGGCAGGGCGCCCGGAGTGGACTTGAGCAGCACACGTTCCAGGATTTGCGCGCCGATCGAGACGTTGACGACGATGCCGTCCTGGATGTCCTGGCGCAGTCCGGCGAGGGAGTCGCGGCGACTGATGACCACATCGGCCATGAGGCGGCCACCTTCCACCCACATTCTTTCGGCACGGCCCACGCTGCCGAGCGGGGTGTCCGTGCCGCTGGAATAGCGGGAGTGGTTGGCGAGTATGGTCACCAGCCCGGCATCGGCGCGAGACAAGTCCACCTCATCAGCGCCCATGCCGAGCGATTCATTGACCGCCTGATCCTGGCTCCAGTCGTAGCGCGGCAGCGGGGTCTCCGAGGCGGCCGACAAGCGCAGGCGCAACAGGCCATCATCGGCCTGGCCTTCCGGCAGGGCGCGGATGGTGATGCTGGCGGGCAGGCTGCGCTGCAGTTCGCCCTCCAGACGTTGGCGGGGGGTGGGGTCAGGCATTGTCTTCTCCGGGTTGGGGTTGCTTGGGTTCCGGCGCCGGGGCGGCGGCCTTGGGCTGGAACAGGATCTGGAACACCAGCTCGCGCGGGATGCCGGCGGCTTCGCTCAGCGCCGTGACATCCCCGCCGATCTCGGCAAACACTTTTTCCGGGTCGAACCCCCGGGCGCGCAGCTTTTCCGACAGGCTGGCCAGACCGCCAGCGATCTCGTCGCGGGTGGCGCTGACTTCTTTGCCCGGGTCGATGTAGTCCCACTTCGGCGGAGTCCATTGCAGTTCCAGCGGTTTTCCGCGCACCTTGCCGGCGATGCGGGCGCTGCGCTCCCAGGCGCGCACGGTGCGGGTGGCGTGCATGGGCACAAACGTCAGCCACTGCCACACCTCGATCAGGCGGCGGAACTCGATCAGCCCCACCCGGGCGCTGCTGAAGTTGACCTGGGAGAGGTCGCCGGTCATCTGCTCGTAAGTCAATCCGGTACCGGCGGCGATGGCATGCAGGTGGGCGCGGGTGTATTCGGCATAACCCCCCATGGGTGAGGGCTGGCCGAAGCGCACGTCCTGGGCATCGTCCATGTAGGCGATCATGCCGGCGGTGATGCTTTCCACCCGCTGGCCGGTCTGCGGGTCCACGGCGGCCTGTCCCAGGGTGCGGCTTCCATCCTTGCCGATGACGATGGCCATGAAGCAAGCCTCGTAGCCCTTGCGCACCAGCTCGGCTTCTTCGTAGTCATCGAGGTCGCGCAGGCGCAGCATGGAGGCGGCCAGACGCGGCACGCCGCGGGCCTGGCCGGGGCGCTGCTTTTCGTAGATGTGCTGCACGAACTCCGCCGGCACGCGCTTCGATTGGAAGTCCCGGCGGCGGAAGCTGGCCACTTCGCCCGGGTGCTCGGGGTACAGCCAGTACGCAGCGCGCCGACCGAGGGCGTCGAACTCGATGCCACCCCAGATCCAGCCGCCGCCGGCCACATCGCCGAACTTGGTTTCGTCCAGGTAGTCCGGCTCCATCACCTGGAGTTGCATCGGGATTTCAAGGCCGTCTTCCGGCATCCGCATCCGAGTGCGGACCAGACATTCACCGGACTCGAACACCGTGCGGGCCACGAGGTTCTGCAGGCCGTAGTAGTCGAGCTGGCCCTCCGCATCGGCGTATTCAGTCCAGTTCTGCCAGTACGGTTGCGCCGCCTTGGGTAACTTGAGCGCAAAGCCGGTGCCCACCGCATTGCCGGCCAGGGCGCTCATGGCGCGGGCAGCATAGGGGTTGTTGCGTACCAGGTCGCGGGAGCGGGCACGCAACCGGGTGAGGGCGCTGCTGATTTCCGCGTTGGCACTGTGGTTGCCCGCGCTCCAACTGATGCGCCCGCCCAGCTTGGCGCCTTCGTAGCCGGCGCGGCGGATCTCATGCTGACTGCGGCGCGCATCGAGCGTGGCGATCTGGGCGAGCTGCGACCGGGCGAGTTCACGGCGCAGCGCGGCCTCTGGTGAGACGGCGGCGACGAAGCGGTCAAGCCAGTTGGGGGTCATCAGCGCACCCGGCGAACGTAGCTGACTGTGGTGGTGGCGGGCGCCGTGATCTGGCCGGTGGCGATGAGGTCGGCGCGGATCATGTCGTGGGCCGCTTTGAGGTCATCCATGCTGCGGTACTGGACCTTCTTGCCTTCGTACTCGATCGACAGTTCGCCGCTGGCGATGGCGTCTTTGATGGCGTCGAGCTGGGCGGTGGTGAATGCCATGGGTGTCGGGTGTCCTATCTGCCGCGCGGCCGGAAGCCGGCGCCGCGGGGGGTCCAATGTTGTTGAGGTGCAGAAACGACAGACCCCGCCTGGGCGGGGTCTGTCTGGGGTGCCGGGGCCGTGGGCTGAGGCGGCGGCGGGGTGTGCTCGATTTCATTCGTCGTGCAGACGTCTGCACTGGGGGGCGCGGGCCGCACAAACAGGTCGCCCTGGGGCGGCTCCACCTTCATCCGCCAACGCTCCCAGTCCGGCGCGCCGAAATGGTGGAGCCCGAGATAGTGGGCGCAGGCCAGGTTGTAGACGGAGAGGTCCAACGCTTCGTTGCGATCCGCCTTGGCCTTCACCCACTCCACCCGCTTATGGCCCTTGAGATAGCGGGTGTGCTTGTATTCGGAGACCAGTTGCTTGTAGTAGTCCTCGGGCAGGTCGCTGCTGAAATGCACACCCCCCGGGCCGCCGGAGATTTTCCATCGGTGGTGCAGCCAATCCTTGGCGGTGTCGGTGCCGACCATCCACAGGTCAGCGCCTTCCTTCTCGACCTGGCCGCGCCAGTTCACATCCACTTTGCTGGGGCGGGTGGCCAGCACCGGGCGGCCCGGCTTGCTGGCCCCCTTCACCGCCAGTACATGGCGATGTTTACGGAGTCGGCAGAACTGGTAGACCTCATGGGTGTGGTGGCCACCGGAGTCGATGCCCACAGCGAGGAGTTCCAGGTTGCGCCCGCTCGCGGTCTGTAGTGGCGTTTTCAGCACGGCGTCCAGAGCCGTCCACAGCGTTTCCGTGGCCGGGTCGCCGTAGAGGGCCTGGTAATCCAGCACCCAGCGTTCCATGCCTTCGCCCCAGCCCACAATCTGGAGCTCCAGCCGGTTGTGCTGCACGTCCACCGCGGCGGTCAGGATCAGCACACCCGCGGGCACGCTGCGCAGGCGGTAGTCTTCGGCCCGCGCCTTCAGTTCACCGTGGCTGGTGGTGGCCTGGTCGTCTTTCCAGGTCCGGGCCAAGCGGGTATTCCAGAATACCTGCATGGGTTCCGGGTCCCCTTGCTCGCGCTTCGCCCGGGCCTTGGCGTGTTGCTTGGCCAGGCCTGCCCAGCTCACCCAGCCCAGCGGCGCATACAGCGCGGAAAGGGTGAAGCCGATAGTCTCGCCGTCGCCCTTGGCGTGGGCGCGCCATTCTCCCGCGGCGAGCATCGCGGTTTTCTCGCGCTCTTCGATCAGCGCGTCGCACTCCGCGCAGGCATAGGCCGCGCTGCCGTCCTGGCGGGCATGCAGGCGTTCCCAGGTGAGGGCCTGGTGGGTTCCGCAGTGCGGGCACGGGACGTAGAAATGCCGCTGGTCGCTGACGGCGAACAGGTCGGCAATGCGGCTGGCACCGTCCAGGGTGGGCGAGCTGCTGTAGTAAATCTTCGCATTGCGCCCGAAGGTGCTGGTGCGGTTCTCAGCCAGCTCCACCGGGTCGCCTTCCTGGTCGACGCTCACTTCCCAGCGGTCGACCTCATCACCGTACACGTAGCGCGCCGGGATTTCCGCCAGGTTCGCCGCGCTGCCGGCGGTGGTGATGTACAGCGTGCCACCGTCGAATTCCTTGGTGTCGATGGTGTTGCGCTTGTCGCGGCTGTTTGCCTTGGCGACCCGCTCGCGCAACACCGGCACATCCTCAATCGTTTTCGCGAACCGGCCGGATACACGCTTGGCCAGTCCAATACTGGGCTCCAGCACCAGCATGTTGCCCGGCGCCTGGTGGATGGAGGCACACAACCAGTTCAGGCCCACCTGGGTCTTCAGCATCTGGCTGGCTACCATCGCCACCACCCGCTTGGCCGGGTGTTCCGGCGACAGGCAGCGCATCACCTCGCGGGCGTAGGGAGTGCGGTCGGTGCGGTACTTGCCCGGCTCGGCGCCATTGCCGCGCGGAATCCGCATGTACTCATCAGACCACTGATCCACCCACATGGCGGGGTCCGGCATGAGCCCGGAACAGAAGCCCTTGCTGTAGGACAGGAAACCATCGGCCGGCGCGCCCATCAGTGCGGTGCCTCCATAGCCCGTGCCAGGTCATCCCCGGTCATGCGCGAGTGATCTTCCAGCACCTGCCGGAGTGCGGTGCGCAACATCTGCTCAATGGCAAAGGCATCTGTCTGGCCCACGATCTGGGGTGCCAACTGGGTGGGCACGCCCAGTACCGCATCGCGCAGCATGCGGCCGATCGCGAACGCGGCAGACTCGACGCGGGCCCGCTCGATCAGATTTCCGCGCTGCTTGGCCAACTCCAGTTCGGCCAGCTCGGCCAGCGCGCCCTCGCGCCGCGCCTTGTTGTCCCAGTAGCGGGGGTCTGCCGCAGCCGGCGGGCTATCCTCGCCGGAGTCCGGCCGCATGTGCTTGTCGCCACGACTGTCGGCATGGCGCTGACGCACGGATTCCTTGCCGGGGTCTTCTGTCCGCTTCAGACCTTCCAGGGTGGCCGGTACGTCAACCATCTTGCCGGCACCATCCAGCACCAGGCGGCCCTGCTT